TCATCGACCTTCGCGAAGATTACGGCGTCTTTCGGCAAATCGTAAAAATCACGCCGATGTCCTCCGACTATGTTTCAGTCCCGCGCCGGCAAAGCGGTCTGACCGCTTATGCGGTTGGTGAAGGCGCAACCTTCACCGATACAACGAAATTGTGGAGTCAGGTCAATCTAACGGCTCGTAAATGGGGCGTCTTGAGCCTTTATAGCTCGGAAATCGCGGATGATGCGGTGATTTCGATTGCCGAAGATCTCGCAAACGAAATCGCATATGCCTTCGCAGTCGCGGAAGACGGCGCCGGATTCAACGGTGATGGGAGCTCCACATATCACGGGATTACCGGAGTCGTCACGAAGTTCAACAATCAGGTTTCGGGCGGTGCATCGACCTATGCCGGCGCGCTGGATGCGGCCTCCGGTCATGACACCTTCGCCGAAATCGATGCGACGGACCTAGTCAATCTGACAGCGAAACTGCCGAAATATGCACTCGGCCGCGCTGCCTGGATTTGCTCTCAGCCGGCATGGTCGACGGTCTTCCAAAGACTGCAGGCAGCCTCGGGCGGCAACACGGTTATGGATGTCGCGGGGAAGATGCAATATCAGTATCTCGGCTATCCGGTCATTATCAGTCAGTCCATGCCGACAGCAACGACCGACCTTTCCGACACGGTCATGCTTCTATTCGGTGACGCCTATTCCGCAATAACAATGGGCACACGCCGGGGCATTACACTGGCAACCAGTTCCGAACGCTATTTCGAGTCCGATCAGGTCGCAATTCGCGGGACGGAACGCTTCGACATCAATGTTCATGACATTGGCGATACGTCAACGGCGGGGCCGCTCGTGGCTCTCATCGGCGAGTAAGGGAGGAAAACAATGAATCCAGGCAATTCCAAATCTGTGCTTATGCTCGCCAGTGTATCTTCGACGGTCGGCGAAACGGTGACCTGCAGAGTCGATACATTGGGGTATGACTTCCTGAGCATTAATCTCAACCTGACATCGACAGCGGCATCAAGCAATAAGCCGACTGTGTTGAAAGTCTCGCATGGGGCAACCACGACAGCCGCGTCTGCAACGGATATTACGGCTCTCGTCGGCGGTACGGCCACATCCTCAACGGTCGGTTATGTGATTCCTACTGCGAATACGAACACAACCGTCCCGAGTGTCATCAAGTTCAATGTCGATCTGCGCGGCAAATATCGTTATCTATTCCTGACAACGAGTGTCGCAACAACGCAGACATTGACAGCATGGGCCGAACTTAGTCGCGGCGAGCAAGCCGGGACCGCAACACTTCAGGGCCTCATGGGCTTGATTGCGGGCTAACGTCGGAATTGTGCTCGCAGAAACAAAGCTCAACCTCGGCGCCGGGGATACGCAGATTCCCGGTTTTCGGGCAATGGATGCAAAGCGCGGTGATTCGATTTTCCCGTTGGAAGTCCGGGGTCTTTCGGAAATCCGCGCCTCCCATTGTCTTGAACATTTCCCCGCTTCACAGATTCAGTCGATTATTGCCAACTGGGTAGACGCGCTTGAACCTGGCGGCACGCTAAAAATTGCCGTACCCGATTTCGGCCTTATCGCGCAGCAATATGCGGCAGGCAACGACCAGATGGCGTACCAGTCCTTCATCATGGGCGCACAGGCCGACGAACTCGACTTTCACAAGACGATATTCGATGAAGACACGCTTTATACACTATTGCGCGATGCGGGCCTGGTCTGCATTCGCAGATGGAAAAGCGAAATCGATGATTGCGCGGCTTTGCCAATCTCGTTAAATCTCGCAGGCACGAAGCCAAAGTTGCCATACCCGAAGATTGCCGGGGTCATCAGCGTTCCGCGTCTTGGCTTTAATGACTTTTGGGCCTGCGCCTATGCTCACCTTGCCGGCGCTGGCGTGACACTACGCAAGAGCGGCGGGGCATATTGGGAGCGGGATTTAGCGGTTGCGATCGAACAGGCACTAGACGAAGAGAATCCAGAATTTATCCTGACCTGCGATTACGACACGATATTCGATGCGAACCATGTACATGATTTAATCGATCTGGCGCGCCGATATCCAGAGGCGCACGCGATCGCACCATTGCAGGCCGCTCGCCATCACGATAGGCCGATTTTTACCGCAGTCGGCACGGACGGCAAAGTTATACAGAGAGTCCACCGCGACGAACTGGTCAATGGCGAAATCGTCAAGGTGCGCACCGCGCATTTTGGATTAACTCTGTTCCGGGCCGATAAATTGAAAGCTCTGCCAAAGCCCTGGATGACGCGCAAGTTCGATGAGAACGGCGGCTATCACGGCGAAAATGCAATGGACCCGGATGTCCAGTTCTGGGAATCCTGGGCGAATGCGGGCAACAGCATCTATGTGGCCTTGCGCGTTCCAGTCGGCCATGCCGATCTGACTGTACGCTGGCCGGATATTAACCTCGAAGCAATTCATCAAAAACCGGCGGACTTTTTCAAGCAAGGTCCGCCACGAAGGTTGTGGAAATGAGCGGACTACCAGTCAAGTACAGAGTCAGGCTCGCATTCGGATTCTATCGTGTCGGACACGTCTTCATGAGTCCACCAATGGGCCGCGCCTATGCCGACCAGTTGAAGGCGCGCGGGTTTATCGAAGTCGTGGAAGACATCGAAGTACCGGAACAGAAGAAACGCGGCCGGCCTAAGAAATATCAATGAGTGAATTTTTCGACCATCACCGCAAGGACACACTCGCGCCATCGATAACTGAGATTGCGACTCCTCCTTATGCCGAAGCCATCGATACAACGGAAATGAAGAATCATTTGAAGGTCGATACGACCGCAGATGATTCGCTCATTGCCTCGATGACTACGGCCGCGCGCGATGTGGTCGAAACGGGAACAGGCTCGAATGTCCCGCGACAGCGCACCATGCTGGCAACACAGTTCACATATAAGGTCGACAATTGGGGCCAGCTTGAGAATGAACAGCTTCCGCGCATTCCGGTCATCAGCCTAGATTCAATCACCTACATCGACACAAGCGGAAATACACAGACGCTATCGACCAGTATTTACGAACTCAAGGGCGATTACATCGAATTAAAGCGGCTGCAGGTGTGGCCGTCTGTCGATGCGGTGCATTTTCCGATCACGGTCACATTCAAGGCCGGCATTGTGGCGAACTTTGCCAGGACATCGGGCGATACCCTGACCGTTTACGGTCGAACCTTTACGAATGGCGATGCGGTCCAGGTCAAGAATTCCGGCGGTGCATTGCCGACCGGCCTGTCAGAGAACACGACTTATTACGTTATCAGCGTCAGCGGGGCGACTTTTAGCCTTTCGACAACGGCCGGCGGCTCTGCGGTTACGCTTACCGGCGCCGGAACGGGAACGAATTATATCGGCGAAGATCTTCTCGCATTCGAGACATTACGCAACGCGATGAAGCTAATTGTCGGCGCCTGGTATCGCAACCGTGAGGCGTTCGTGTTGGACCGGCAGCCTTATGCCTTGCCGATCGCGGTTGACCATCTTATCGGGAGTCAACATGCATGATGAGACGGGGCAAAACCGATATAGGCGAGAAAGACGAACGCATCGTGATCGAATCCGCGACACGTTCTGTCGATGGCGAAGGGCAACCGATTCCGACATGGACGACATTTGCAACGGTCTGGGCCTTTGCGGAGTTCGATACAGGTCACGAGTTAGAACAGATGGACAAGATTAATAGTCAGACGGCACTTCGACTGACTGTCAATTACAGGACGGATATTGATGTGAAGATGCGTGTCAATTGGCGCAGTTCGTATTGGAACATTAACGCCATCTTACCGACTGACAAGTTCGATATGACGCTGAAGTGCTCCAAGGTTGAATAACAAGGGGGTGAATGCAAATGCACCATCATCTTTTCCAGAGTACGAGTGACATTCTCGACGCGCTGGTTCGGGCGTTTCATGCACTGTTCGGATAAATGAGCGACATGATCCAAGGAATGCAAGGCCTTCTCGATTCGATGGAGGCCCTGCCATATTCCCTGCAAAAGAACTTGATAGTCCGCGAATTGCGAAAGGGCGGCCAGGTCATTGCAGATGAGGCCGCGCGCATTGCGCCTCGCGACGATAACGATGACGATGGATTTCACATGGCCGACTCAATGATGGTTGTCGTATCCGATCAGACCTTCGAAGGCGCAGTCGCCAAGATTGGGCCTTCGCGTAAAGGCTATTACGGCATCTTCACCGAAATCGGGACCATTTACGTTGCGGGCAAGCACTGGTTACGGCGCGCATTTGACTCACGCATCGAGGAAGTGACGCGGACCATTGGCGAAGGCCTAGGCCGCGCAATCGAAAAGGAAATGAAGCGGTTGTGAGTTTAAACACGGCACTGGTCACGATGAAGACGGCTAACAGCACGCTAAATTCGCTGATTAGCACTCGGTTTCACCCGAACGTTGCGCCTCAAGGCGTGACCTTGCCGTGCATTGTTTACGATGTGCCGACACGAGTGAGAGAAAAGTATTTCGGTGCGCCAGTCCCGCGCCTATCTCATGCGGTTGTGGTCATGAAGTGCTATGCGGCGACATCGGTCGCACGGTCGGCGCTCGCGGCCGCGGCGCTCGCGGCTTTTGCGACTTATACGCCGGCCACGGTCGGCAGTCTGGACATTGACGGCATTGAAATTGACAACGAAGTCGACGGCGGTGTTGAAATGCTGGACACAAACACAGAGGCCTATTTGCAAATCCTCTATTTCAAAGCTCACGTAAAGGAAGGGTAGACAATGGCCGTACACGATCATCAGGTAGTCCTTTCGCCCAAAATCTATTTGGCAGAGTTCGACCTGTCTAGCGATATGAACGCGCACGGCATCGCGCAGACCGTCGACCTTCCAGATGATACATGCTATGGCGACACCTTTAAGCAGCGGTTGACCGGCCTCCGCGATATCAGTTTTTCTCTGGCTGGCAATTGGGATGCTTTCGACGCGCTGGAGGACCAGGACACACTTTTAACTAGCAAGATGGCGGTCAACAATGTGCCGCTCATCATCACGCCGAATAGTCCGGCGGTCGGCGATGCTTGCGAGTTCGGCCTGGTCGCACAGGCGCAATATTCGCCACAGGCGCAGCACGGTCAGATTCTCAAATGGTCGGCAAGCGGAAATCTCGCCTCACGCCGATGGCTGCGCGGGAATGTCCTGTGGGCGCCATCGACGGTCATTACCGGAACGGCAAGTGGATCGCAGGTTCTCATTTCGGCCGCGAGTGCGAGTCAGAGTCTTTATGTCGCTATCGCAGTATGGGCCGCGACCTCATTAACGAGCATGGTCGTCAAGGTCCAGAGCGACACGACAGGTTTCGCGAGTCCAACCGATAAAGTGACATTCACGACCGCGACGGGGGTTACTTCGGAAATGCCTTCGCCGGTTTCTGGCGCAAATACCGATACCTATTACCGCGCGACGGTGTCGAGCTTTACCGGCACTTCAGCGCAGATGATTGTAGTTGCAGCGATCGCATAAGGAGAGAACATGGCAGCACATGACCACTTAGTTGTATTAAGTCCCGCTTTGACGATGGGGGCCGCAACGCTCACCCTCGACGGAACCTCTGCGACCCTGCAGCATTCCTGCGACCTCGTGGAAGACACCGTCTGGGGCGACACGTTCAAACAGCGGCTTGTGTCCTTGCAGGATTATCAGGCGTCATTTGAAGCACTCATTGACTATACCGACAATGAACTCGACGAAGACCTGGATTCTTTAATGGGCACGACATTCGCATTTGCCTTCCGGCCGACCAGTTCCGCGACGGCAACAACGAATCCCGAGTATCAGTTTACCGGCGGGATTTCTAGTTTGCAGAAGGCGTTCCAGTTAGGCCAGATCGCGAAGGTGAGCGGAGCGGTGATGCTCACATCGGGCACGCTCGTTAGAGACGTGACGCCTTAATGAAAGACAGCATTCGTCAGGAAATCGAAGGGAAACGGCGGGAGTTCATGGAACTCTCCCGCCGTATTGACGGTTTGCCGATCGGACCCGTGCGCATGGTGCTTAAGCAAAAGCGGAATGCGATCACGGGCCAGATCAACCTTCTGCGGCAAATGCTAATTAAGGAAGAGCTGAAGTCGGACAATCCGCAACACGTCCCAAAGATTCATCTTCCGACGAAGATGTACACCGGAACTTTGAAGTAACTCCGGTTGGCCGTTCTGATGGGCGGCGGCGCTCACGTCAAGCCGTGGAACCTTAGGGTCGAATCGGTAGTCCATCACCCAAAACTCTTAACGTGAAGGAGAAAACAGAATGAGTCTCAGAGAAGAAATCCTCAACACAAACGATGTGGTTATCGAAGGACCTTTCAAAATTGCGGCCTGGGGCGGCCTGGAAATCTATGTCCGTTCTCTGTCGGGCGCCGAACGCGATCAGTTTGAGTCCTCAAACCTGATTAAAGGCAAAGGCGGGACGTTCGATGTCCGCATTGATAACCTGCGGGCGCGTCTGGTTGCGCTCTCCGTCTGCGAGAAAGACGGCACGCGCGTTTTCACGATTCGCGATGCCGAGTCCATCGGCAGAAAGAATGCCGGCGCGATCGCACATATTTACGAAATTGCGGCACGGCTCAGCGGCATCACAAAGGAAGACTTGGATGAACTCGCAAAAAACTCATCAGCCGACCAGAGCGAAGGTTCTACGTCGGCCTAGCGAACAAGTACAAGATTCCGGTTTCGCGGTTGCTGTCCGATTGGAGCAGCCGCGAATTGACTGAATTGCAGGCCTACTTCGCGATCGAACGTTTCGAAAGTGCGGAAATCCCGCTCACCGATACAGCGGGAAATCCGAAGACACTTGATGCACTAAGGCAGGAAGAGGTAGCAAAAGACCTCGAAAAACGAGTGCAGGAAGGAATGCCGAAGCCTAAACGATGACCATATCCAGTCTGGTAGTCGAACTCAAGCTGATGGCCGATTCCTTTAATTCCCAGATGCGCACAGCGCAGAAGGAGGCAAAGGAGCTCGAAAAGGTCATGCGGCCGACGACTCAAGCGATTACCGATATGGGAGCGGCAATGGCCGCAGTTGGCGCGGCAGTTGTCGGGGGCCTGGTCGCCATGACCAAGGAGGCGGCCGACTATGGCGATGCTCTGCGCGATGCTTCCATCAGAACAGGCGTTGCCACTCAGCAACTCGCAGGCTTAAAGATTGCAGCCGAACAAAGCGGCACATCATTCGAGGAAGTACAAGCAGGCCTCAAGAAATTCGCGGTCAATGTGAATGCGGCCGCCGAAGGATCCAAGAAACAAGCGGACCTGTTTAATCAACTCGGCATCAGCGTTACCGATGCGAGCGGCCATATTAAGCCGATGAACGATCTGCTAAAGGAAGCGGCAGATAAGTTTAAAGATATGCCTGACGGCATCCAAAAAACCGCGATGATGGTTGAACTGTTCGGCAAGAATGGCGCACAGTTGAACGAATTTCTATCCCTCGGCAGTAAAGGCCTGGATGAGTTCCAGCAAAAGGCAGAGAAGTTAGGCCTTGCCATCGGGACCGATGCGGCAGCGGCAGCCGACAAGTTCAATGACACATTGAACGATTTGAAGGCCGCAACCCTCGGGCTAAGTCTCGCGGTCGGAAATGCCCTACTCCCATATCTGACCGAACTCGCGGTCAGGGTCGAAAACGTCATTGTCTCGTTCCGGCAGTTCGTCGAAAAGCATCGCGACCTGATTGAAGTGGCGCTGAAGCTCGGGGCTATTATCGGGACCGGCGGGGCGCTATTCCTGGGCCTTGCTGGACTTCTAACGCTCCTTCCTAAAATAACGGTAGCTTGGGAAGCCTTGAACCTGGTCATGGCTGCGAATCCTGTCGGTTTTGTCATTGTCGCCATCACGACATTGATTACGGTCCTCGTGGCATTCCGCAATGAAATAGCGGGCGGCCTCGCGAAGGCTTACGCCTTCCTGTTAAATGGTCTTGCAAGTATCGTCGATGCGGCCTCTCGTGCGGCTCATGCACTTGGATTGAACGGACTCGGCAATGCATTAAATACGGCGGGCAACGCCATTCGTGGTTTCGGCAATAACCTTGCGGATATGGGCAAGCAGCTTCTGGCCGGCACGCCTGTCGTCATTGACAATACGGCCGCGATCGAACGCTACAAACAGACACATCAGCAATTGCCGCCGATCATACGGCAGACGACCGACGAACTCGACAAGCAAAAGAAAGCCTTATCCGAACTTAAAGAATATTGGGATAAGGCGCTGGAAGACTTCCGAATCCGGACGGGCGCCGGCGGCGAAACCGTCAAGGAAGGTGTGGCCGAAGGCGAACGAATGGCCAAGGTCATCATCGAGGCCTACCATGAACTCTTGAAGCTCGAACAGGAAGCCGGCGACAACCTTATCAGACATGCGGAATATTGGGATAAGCAGCTGCAAATGTTCCGCGACGGCGCGCAGTCGGTCAAAGATGATGTGAAGGCTGGGGAGGATGCCGCAAAGATAGCCGCCGACAAAATCATCAAAGAGCATAAAGACATGATCGACCAGATTGAACGCGAACAAAAGAAGGCAGTCGAAGATGTGCGTCAAGCGGCCGGCAAAGTCTTCGACGATATGTTTATCAAGGGCGACTTTACGTTTAAATCTCTCGCCAATATGCTCAAGGGCGGGGCGCTATCGCTCGGGCGTTCCATCTTCCAAGATGTAGTTGGCTATCTCGGCGGGCCGATCAAGAAAGCATTCGATGATTTCTTTACAGGCCTCCTGAATAGTATCGGCCTCAAAAAATTCGTTGAAGGCCTCGGCAATAAAATCGGCGGTGCTTTAAGCGGCGTTATCGGCGGCGGCACAAGCGCAGCGGCGAGCGCGGGCGGAACTGCAGCGTCGGCGGGAGGCGCGACCTCTGGCGGCGCGGGTAGTGCAGTTAGCGGTATCGGCGGCGCGGTCGGTGCAATCAATATGGTTAGCGGGATTGCCGGTGCGGTGGGCAGCATCGCGACTGCTATCGGAACGCGGCGGCTTGAAGGCACAATGAATGCAGTCGAATACAACACGCGCGCCGGGATGATTCACCTCTATTTCATCCTGACGGATTTATTGCCATCGATTCGCGACGAACTGCGGACCTCCAAAGACATGCTCGTTGAAATCGCGCAGGGTGTCGGCGCGAAGTCAGCCTTTGCGAATGGCGGCGGCGGCCTCGGGGGATCCACTTACAACTTCAGTATTCAGAATGTGAATGTCGAAGTATCAGGCGACTCCTTTAACGACACAATGGCGATTCGTCAGAAACTTCTGCCAAAGATTGTAGAGGCCGCTCAATTGAATTCCGGCGGTTTCGGCACACAGATGCATGAGGCTATCGGGTGAGTACGCGCGGTTATTACCTGACGGATCCTGACGACACAATCACCTTTCCTAAGATTGAACGATGGGAAAGCGAAGACGCCTTTATCGATGAAGTCGACGTTATTGTTGAGACTTCGACCGGGAACATTTGGGCGGATAAGCTCTATGCGCGCCGGGAATGGGAACTCATCTTCTATGTCGAGCATGGGACCGATGACACGCAGGGCCTTGAATTTTTCCGCACCTTGCATCGGACGGTCCAAGGCCAGGTTGTACCGTTCTACTTCGTGGCTGATGTCGACGATCCAGACTCGGCGGTTTGGAAGGTTCGCAAAGAACAGAACTTTGAGCCTCGGCAGATAGAACCAAAGGTCGAAGGCGACACGGTCACAACCCGCTTTGAATATCGGCTCAAGCTGCGCATGTCGCCCGATCGCATGAACCTGTTCCCGCTCATCGTGGACAGTGTGTCCTTTCCCGAACAGACGGCCGCGCTGGAAACCGCGCTGGCATCAGCTACAACCATAACGGATTCGACAACGCTAATTGACCTTACGCCTCGGACCACATTTCTAGGCGGCACGCTCTTAAACGGGACTCCGCTAAATGTCCTTCGCGGTCGCGGTTGGATACCGGGACAAATCCGGGCCTTGCAAGATGCCGAGATTACGCCTTACCTGACAGAAGGTTCGGCGGACTGGTTTGAATTCTACGGACTGTAGCGCATGGCTAACTATTACGTTTCACCTTCAGGCAATGACAGCAATGACGGGTCGATCGGCAGTCCGAAGCAAACCCTTAACGGCGGCGTCAATGTTCTTAGCGGGGGCGATACTCTCAATGTCGCGCCTGGAACTTACAGCGAACGGTTAAACACCAATTCCATTCCTTCCGGCCTCGGCTTTCCCGTAGGCGCGACCCGAATACAGAAATGGGGCACTGACAGCGATGCCAACCCCATTATGCGCGGGAATGTCTGGATCTCTGCCAAGTCGAACATCATTTGGGATGGCATCGACATCAACGGCATTGATAATGGCACGCCAAGCGGCGATGGCGACCAGGAAGACTTCACCAACATTTACATTAACGGCGGAACGAACATTCGCTTTGAGAATTGCGAAGTCTATAACGCCTCAAAATTAAACATCCTCACGCATGACGGAAATGGCGCACTCGACACCATCGAATTTGTAAATCTGAGTGTGCATGACGCAGGTCAAGGCGGCTGGACATCGGTCAACGAACCTGCGAACCATAACTTCTACCTCAGCGCGCACAATGACACGGCGGCCGGCCTTCTCATCGACGGCTGCGAAAGTTATAACGCGCTCGGACCAGGCGCGAATAGTTGGGGTATTCAGGTCTATTCGACGGATACCGGATTCTTAGACGGTGTCACCGTTCGGAACTGTTTCGTACATGACAATAATCAGGGCATTGTCATCGGAAGCGGCGACAATCACAAGGTTTACAACAATATTGTTTACAACAGTGTTTCCGCCAGTTCATTCAGCGAAGCAGCGGTCACGGTCGGATATGGCACTTGCGACAATATCCAAGTTTACAACAATACGATTGTCGGCAACGTCAATGGCGCATATGCGATTTCGGTCGGGACGTTCGGAACTGTCACAAATACGCTCATTAAGAACAATATTCTGTGGCAGAACTCGCACGATTCTGTCAATGTGGCCGGCGGCGCAAGCGGCACAGTTCAGACCGACAATTCGACCTCTGACCCTGTATTTATAACGCCTGGAAGTGATTTTCACTTAGACGTTGGCTCTTCCCTATTCGGCGCTGGCGTCAACCTTTACGCCATTTTCACAACGGACAAAGACGGCAATGCGCGGCCGACTGTCTCAGCCTGGACTATCGGCGCTTACGAATCCGGTACTGGCGAGGAAGGCGGGGCCGGCGGTGGCGGCGGTGGCGGCTCTGATGGCGGTGGTGGCGGTGTGGGTGTCGGTGGCGGCGGTGTCACGGGGGTCCGCGCCTATTTTCTTGCCGAAGGTGACGATGTCATTCTAATGCCGAACGAAACCTATAACAGCCTTATCCCATCGGCGCTAATGGAACGCGATGTCTTTCTGACTTCGCATACCGGAAAGATCACGGCTTATAAGCGGTCATCCCGTCGACGATGGAGTCTTGAGTATCTATGCGGGCCGGATGACAAGGCCTTTTTTGAAACCATGCACAAGGCAGTCGATGGCATCAAGACGCCGTTTTACTTCATGGAAGATTCAGGCGATGCGGATACTGCGGTACTCGTGCGCAAGCAAGAAGACTTCATGCCGCGCAAGATTGCGCCTGGGCTTATTGGGTCGACGTTCGGGCCGCGGTGGATTTACACGCTGGACTTGACCGAAATGATTTATGGAAGCCTGTCCTTCGCGACGGGCACGCCTCCGGGCGGATCACCGGGAACGGTCGTGATTGGAACCTATCGAGGCCGGCCGACAATCGTCGAAGAATATGAAGACAATCCTCCGGTTAATCCTCTGCGGTCGCGCGTACTGAATGGCTCGAATGCGATCGACGCCGACGATTCGACTTATGCCGAACTGCAGATGGATTCATGTACATCGGTATCCTTAGACTTTGCGAACTTGCAAATATCAGGCTTCCCGAGTCCGCCGGCCGGAACGGTCAGCGAAGTTACTATCAGTGTAATTGCGGAATACATTCCAGGCATTTCCGGAGGCAGTCCATTCGGGCCGACATTCGCGGAAGTTGACATCTTTAATCAGAGAAACCCTGACGTTTTAACGGCAAGCTGGCATACGGGATTTGTGGCGGCACTCTGCAGCGGAACGGTGGCGACCGCCCTGCCAAGGGCGATATATTCGCACACCTTCAGCGCGACCGATTGGGCGACTCAGTTCTCTAGCGATGCTGCAAATATTTATGTGCGATGCAATCAGCATGATAGCGGGAACTTTACGCTCTCTACGCCTTCGCTCCTTCGCATTTCGGACTGTTACATTGATTACCTTTTAACAGCATGACCACAATCATTCGCACCCTTCGACTATTCCGCGACCAGGCAACCAACAACTACGGGGACGAGAACTACCACGAGGTTACCTATGACCGCGACTATGAAGGCCGCATTGAAAGCGTAGGGCATGTTGACCGCTCAATAGCGTGGCCTCCGGGCGATGGCTTTCGCGTGTCCGATGCGGCTGTCAGTCTCGCGGATACCGACCGCAACGTCAGGGCACTGTTTGACGCGAATCCTACGCCTCGACGCAGGAAAGGCGAAATCAAAGTCTTTCAAGACACGGATACGTCCGACACGGTCGACCCTGTCTACACAGGGGAAATCGTTCCGGCGCCTTTCGGGCCTGGTCGCGCCACGATTCAATTGCGCGATGCGGTCTTCTCATGGCTCGATAAGCCGATTTGGGTTTTAGGAACTCGCGACAATTTCCCGAACTTGCCAAGCGGTGTCGAACAGGAAGTCATTCCGGCAGTCTTCGGGCGCCTCGAAAGTACGGCAACCGATTTACCGCAGGGCAAATTCCGATGCCCTTATGTCGACACAATCAACTTCAGATATGCGGTCGCACGGCACGAGATATTCGAGTTTATTGCGGCCTATCGCAAACGGGTCAATGACGGATATTTCACGGTAGTCGATCCAGGCGAGTACGACATCATCACGGACAGCATCACGATCGAAGGCATTGCTTACACGATGACCTTCATTGAGTTCCATGCGCAGCAGGAAGACGGAACGGAAATCCGATGCGATGCCTCCGGTATCAACTCGCGGCCGGCCATAGGCAGCCTAACGGCGCTGTCAGGTGTCGAGATTACGAACCTTGTCGATCACTTGCTAAACGTGGTCTATGCGTCAGAAAAGCGCGACGACCATTACAATGACACAAACTTTGCCGCAGTTCGGTCTGAGATAACCTCTCGAGGTTGGGTCTTTGCCTACGCGATGACCGATGCAATGACAAACCGCGACCTCATTGCCTTAATGACGGTCAATGGCCTAGATTTCTTCTGTAATCGCAATGGTGAACTTGACGTAGCGATCGACCCTTTGACCGATGACCCGGATGCCGAAGGCCGCTTAGTTCTGACCGAAGACGACATTCTTTTGCGGAACAATCCGCAGGAAGGCGAACAACCAGACCCGTCTTTCATTCCTGCGAATCCCTCCGAAGTGCATAACAGGCTGCGCGTCTTTTATGCGCCATACAACGGAATGCCGGCTGCGCCTGGCACTGCGGGAAATTGGGGGTTTCAGTGGATTATCGACAATACGGCCGATCAAGACGAACTCGCGGTGAATCCTGATGATCCGACCGACCTCTCAAAGGAAGAGATTTCCGTCGAGTACCCATTCATCCACGATGACGATACGGCGCTCGCGGTCGCGGAAGAACGCTTGGGCTATTACACCCTGCGGTCATGGTCCTGCGAGTTCGACCTTTCACTGATCGACTTCTACGACCGCATTGAACTTGCGCAGTTTATCGGGGTCACGCATCGCGACGGCATCAAGCAGGAATCCGGCGGCTTCATATTTGGTTGGATTAACGAAAGCATGAAGGTTGTGGCGCTGTCCTACGACCTGGACCGGATGACGATTCACGTCACTTGCGTCAAGCACGTTCCAGGCGCCGACTTAACCCTCGTGGCGACGTTTGACCCGGATAGCGGACATCCTGCGCGCGATACTCAGACGTCAATTCCGCCTGTTTCTAATGTCTCGGTGAATGCGACGACTGTCAGCACGGTAAACTTCAACGATACGACACCGGCCGCGCCGAACGGCAAGCGGAACGTCAAATGGCAGCACAGCGGGTCGAATGTGTCGGCCTATGTTGACAACTTCGGCACGGTCAATGCGCAGACGGGCACAAGCTACACGGTTGCGGATACGGACGAAGGGAAGCTGGTCACACTGAGCAACAGTAGCGCAATCGCGGTCACGCTACCGACGACCTTCGCAAGCACCTACAAATCGTTCATGAAGAATCTCGGCGCCGGGACCGCAACCCTTACGCCTTCCTCTGGAACGATTAACGGGTCCGCAAACATTACCCTGACGACTGGAAACGGCGCAATTCTGTTCTTTGATGGTGCGAACTGGAAAGCGATCACTACCGGCGGCGGCGATGTGACGGGACCGGGATCATCGACGGATAACGGCATCGCCAGATTCGACGGGACAACTGGAAAGGTTATTCAAAACACGAGCGGACCTACCGTAGCTGATGACGGCCGCATTCAGACTGTGACCGATCCGTCGAGCGCACAGGACGCAGCAACTAAGGCATATGTCGATGCGCATAGTGGCGCATCACGCGGAACGGCGGCGTTAACGACAGCAAGCCTCGCGGACCAAGCGACCGAATCCTCTAGTTTCAGTCTCGGGAAGTCTTCCCTCGTTTATAAACTCGTGGCCGATCAGTTCTGCCGTGTCCGTTTCTACAGCACTTCAGCGGGCCGCGATGCCGACCTTTCGAGAGCACCAACGACACAGCCGGCGACAAATACAAATCTGCTCCTGGACGTTGTAATGAATTCGAGCGACACATTGACCTTCTACATGCAACCGGCCGCAATCTGTCAAAACATGGACGGGACAGTTGTTTCGACCATTTATTACAACGTCATGAATCTATCAGGCGCCTCGCATACGGTCACGGTCACCGCAACGCGCCTACTTCTGGAGAGCTAATGGCATTCAGTTACGCAAAAACGGTTACGGTGGATCATACGAAGTGCGGTAGTGCCGATTCGACCGATTTCCCGATGCTATTCAATAGCACCGTCGCGCATTTCAAGACGGTTGCCAATGGCGGGCGCGTTCAGAACTCAAACGGATATGACATCGTGTTCTGTTCCGATGCCAGTCTTGTGAACAAGCTCGATTATGAAGTAGAAAAATATGATGCCACGAGCGGCCTGCTTGTCGCGCATGTCCGCATTCCGACTCTGACGCATTCCACAGACAAGGTGTTTTATATCGGTTACGGAGATAGCAGCATTTCGACGTTTCAGGGGAATGTGACGGGGACATGGGCATCAAAATATAAATGCGTCCTTCATGGCGGGGATGGAACAACGATCAATGTCAATGATTCCACTTCAAACGCGAACAACTTTACAAACTCCAACGCGACAGCAAGTTCGGGTCAAGTCTACGGCGCGATGCACTTCAACGGCA